GCACGAACTCTGTCGCCCTTAGCATTGTAGAATCTGTCCTCAGTAGCATAACCTCTTAGTTCGGTCATAGGTAGTAGAGGAGGATTTAGTAGTAGTAGAGCTTCATCGCCGGCAGCATAAGCCTTAGCATTCCAAACCTCATCTTCGTATTCCTCGTTAGCATATTCAGCTCTAGCAACTAGTAAGCCGTTATCCATATCCTCAGCGATAGCGATAGAGTAGATGTGACCGCCGCCAAAGTTGGTAGATAGAATATTAGTAGACTCACAAATAATGTGATCAGCATTAATCCAATCTTGTGCCATAATTCAATTCATCCTTTCATAAAATAAATATTTTTAATATAACAAAAACAACCGCAATTGATTGCTTAAGTATTAGAACAACATTCGTTTTGTACTGTTAAAGATTAATCTTTGTTAAACAAACCAGCGTAGGCTTGCTTCTTTTTATTAGGTTTAGCTTGATAATTGAAACCAACAGACTTTCTCTTTTCAGGCTTATTTGATTCAATAGCAAACTTCTTTTTCATGGAAGCGGCATATAGAAGGTCAACCTTTGTCTTTAATTCATCAACAGAATAATTATCCATCTCAGACATTAGAGTTTTAAAGTCATCAGAGTCTCTGATTTCATCATAGTCTGCGCTCTCAAAAATAGCATCCTTTTCTGCCTTGATAGTAGCAGCATCGTAATTTTCCTTAAATGCCTTTAGCTCTGCATAATTAGACTTTAATTCGTCAAGGGCATCTCTCTCTGCCTTAGATAGCCATTCATTGAATACTTCAACACGTTCACCATCAAACGCAACATTATCGCCGTCCTTAGAATAAGTTTGTCTAAAGAACTTGTAACCCTCGTCGGTCCAGTCTTCATAAATAAACTTGTTATCATAAACTTCAATAATCCATGCATAACTATATCCGTCTTCAGAATATGCATTTAGTAGCTGGTATAGCGCCATTCTGATGTCATCATGACTAAGTTCAAACTTAATCTCAAACTTCTCGTCTTCAATAACCTCTTCCTGCTCTTCAACTTCTACTTCTTCTTCGACAACAACTTCCTCTTCAGTTTCAACAACAACTTCATCACCATCTTCGAAAGAAGTTTCCTCAGAAACGATTTCTTCGTTAACGACAACTTCCTCACCTTCAGCCTGTTCTTCTACAACAACAGTTTCAGGATCATTAAGCTCCTCCTCGACGACGACGTCTTCAACATCAACCATCTCTTCCTCTCCTCCTTTCTCAGAATTTTTATTGAAATTAGATAAAGTAGTATTTAACTTATCTAAAACTTCAATCATTTTTTCTTGATAATTCATACCCAACATACTATTATTTGAGCTAAAACTATCAATAGTAATCTTGCTACCTTTCATGCCTTCCTGAATTTCTGTAACACCATCTTGTTCATATCCTAGAATGGTTACACCCATAAATGTGAAAGAATCAATAGACAAATAATCTTCTTCGCAATTCCATGACATTTCATTAACTGCAATTTCAACAGAACACTTACAAGTTCTACGTCTCTCTAAAATTTCCGCAGCCCTAGAATATTCAGTAAAAATATGACCATTAACATATAAGTATGTTTTGTCTTCTTCTTCATCATATTCTAAATACGGCTCTTCTAGTTGACTAATAACACCAACTGGATGTTCTAAATACTCAACCTCTCCATCATCATTAAACTCAATATCATGACTATGGAATTCATATTCGCCAGTATCCGTCTTAATAATATTGGCAAGAATAGGTCTACCTTTAAAAGAAGCCATATTTTTATTCATCACATCTTCAGAAATACAAGACTGATTTCTATTCACTCCAATATGGCAAGATTTTAGACTAACTGGCATTAATCCATCCTTACTATTATCAGACACTTCAAAAGTTTCAACGGATTGCACAATTAGTGGCTTTCCGTCGTGCTCTTGTGAACTAAAGTGTGCAAAATTATTCTGCTTACAAAAAGTTGCAAGATCATCAATTGTATAAAAAGTTCTTGGCATGTTACCTCCTCCTTTCTTACAAATTTTATATATGCAACCCCAATATTGGAGTTACAAGCATAACTTATCTGTGAAGTGTAATTTCTTCACATCAAACACATCAAACATAAATTTCTCAGGTTTATCATTTACAAAAGTGTAAACCCCAGCTATTGTAGAAACCAATTTAAATTGATGTGCAATCATTTTATTGGCAGTAGCCTCGTCTTTTGTGACGACAAACTTTTTATCGTTCATTTTTCTGCCTCCTTACTTCTTGTCTCTTGTTGCCTGTCCTTCGTCAGTCAAATCTTCTGGATTATCAATTTCCGTTCTTCCATCAGATCCGTCTCCGTTTTCAGATAGACCTCCGCTCTGAACATTACTTGATACAAGTGGTTTAACCCATGATGTTGTTCCCATTCCAAGAACATCTTCCATAAAGGACATGCCACGCTCTTTTGTTGGGTTCGCATTTAATAACGATGCCAACTCAAGCTTAACAGGAACGCCATATTGTGCAACTTTAAGCAACTTATCAATTCTATCATCTACAAAATATGGAGAAACATCGCTATATTCAACAACCATGCCGGTTTCTCCAAGATGATTTAAAATCCATAAGTTAACCCAAGCATTAATTTGTTCAATTGGAGCCATAGCGTCCATTGAATCAAACTGCAACGCTAATTTAAAACTTGCACTATTAGTAATCTTATTCTGATTTAATACAATACCACCATTGGCATTAATAATATTCTCATATGCTTCAGAAATAATATTAACATCATTAGCATTATTACTATTAAAATCAATTGCCTCCAATTTCATCGGCGACATAGCGATGGCGACATTCTCTGGCATTGCAGATTGTAGTTTTTGAAAGAACTTATTCGCAAGCTCTAAATCAATCTCAAAATCATCAACATCTTTTGTACCAGAAATAGTATCAATTTTTGCATAAATTAATTTATACGCTTCAAGTTCATCCTTTAAATCTTGTACAGCCTGTAAATCAGAAAGACTAATTATGCTGTCAAATAATCCGCTTAATGGAGGAATTGGATAGTCAAGCATATCTATGTTTATCTTAAAACAAACTGTGTTTTCAATAGGAAGCTCAGCCCATCGTTGTGAATTATCACTTTTATATTTATTATATAATTTCTTAAAAATAGGATCATAAATATCCAAATAGTAAGCATTCGTACCAGAATCAAAATAACTAAGGTCAAATGCAAAATTTAGAACACCTCTATAATATTGCTGACTAGAAATTTTACAATAATCTGGATCTAAGAGATGAATGAAAAATTCTCCATCATTCTCGGGATCACCATAACAAAAACCATATACAACATCATTTTTCCATGCTTGCAACATACATTTTAAAATCTGGCTCTTCATATCCATATTACGAATATATTTTGTAACAGTATCATAATTTTTTAAAATACTTTCTACATCTGGCTCCTCTGTTAGTGGGACATCAGGATAAACCGTCCAAGATTTTAATTGTATTTGATATGCTTTAAAATTAATTAATCTTCTATACACATGAGAAACAGTATATAAATAATTACTTAATTTTCTCAAATTCTTTTGGTTGCTCTCTGACGCTGGATTTTTTAAATATGAACGTAGGCTTTCTCTTGAATAAGTAGTATATGTAATACTTCTATTTTGAGTTAAGTCAATTAATGCCAGTGCATCTTTGACGGCGGCATATGCGGCTTTATTACGTTCATCTCTACGTAAAAACTCTATTTTTTCCTTTTCAGTTAATTGTTTTTCTGCCACAAAACTCACCGCCTTTCTTATCCAAATAGTTTATTAAGTGGCTTGCCCCTATTAACAGGGAGCATATTTATCAAATCTACGGCATTTGGCTTCTTACGAGCACGTACATTTTCAAGACGTTTCTCAGATAACCACCACGCACATAATGCCATTGTATACGAACGGTCATCGTGTAACTTATTAGCCTTCTCTGGTGTAAGTTCAAAAGAGTCTTTACCAGAATCTCTTTTCTTACGCACCATATTCACCATTTCCTCTTTCATTGCATCGATATTAGCCAACGCAATTTCTTGAAATGGATCCAATTTAACAACTTTAGTTTTGACACAAGAAGTCTGAGCAAGTTCTTCTTCAAGTTTTTTTGCTAATTCCTCGCCATCAAAACCTCGTGTTTTTAATTCTTCGTTAATACGCTTTTTCTCTTTTTCTAATTTCTTTTCATCAGCTTCAAATACTGTTAAATAACCTTTATTATCATAATCTGTAGTAAAACTAATAGCGTCTATATCTAGCATTTCAATTAATGCTTCATATATGATTGATTTATATTGAGTAGGCGATACTAGTTTTAATTTATTAATTGCGTTAGGATAGCGTCCCGCATACTCCTCGCTATACTCCTTATCAATAAGCCCACGGTGCATTTTACCCTTTTTGTCAATCCAATCTTCCATTAAGAAGTCAGCAATGTTAACACCACCACCACCTGAACCAGCATCAATTAAAACACATTCAATATTTTCATAATCTGGTGCATCACCATTATAATCTAATATTAATTGTTTTAAATACTCAATCTGATCCGGTGTTCTCATAGGGCTCTTAATTTTCTTACCAACATCAAGTAAGTTTACACAGTTGACAATACGACCTTTATATTGTCCGTCATCTGTTTGATAAATTTCCATAACTAAAATAACAGAGTTATCTCTACTTCTAGCAGGGTCATATGCAATAATAAACTTCTTTTTACCAGTATCATTATAGAGTAATGGCGCACGAGTTTCGCTATTTCTAGCGATAACACCGCGTCTAATAATGGCGTTCATACCGGCATCAGAAGTAAATTCACAATAATATTCTCTACGTGCCTTTTCAGGATTTGTTCTTACAGCAGTTTCAATATCACTCTTTTTCAAAAGTGCGTTAACAACCTCGCCACGGATGGTTGGTCTTAAAACCACATCACAGCTAACCTGGACAACACAATAGTCTCTATCACCCATCAACTGACGTTTTGCAAATTCTCTATATAACCTATAGTATTTAGTATCGGTGCTAGATGCAGAACTGATATAAAATTTTTGGTTTGGAATATTTGTTGCAAAAGTTCTAAGTCTAACCGTATCGATCATCTTACCATTACGGTCTTTACCAGAAACGAATCCTTTGTTGACGGCAGCAAATGCACCATAAACTTCAAGCATTTCTTCTGATAAGAAGCCACATTCGTCAAACACAACACTACCACGCATACCACGCTTCTTGTCTATATTTGAGTTTAGTGTTTGAGTGAAAGATCCGTTGTATAGACTATATTTAAAACCGTTGCTACCATGACTAAATCCATCACCAGCAGCGTTATTAATCTCTACCTCGTTTTTAAAAATATAACCAGTAGAGTTTCTCATTTCATCAATTCCATCATTTGCTAAACGTTCCAATGTCATAAATGTTTGTTCTGCCTGTGAACCAGAACCACTAGCGATATATGTCCACACATTACAAAACAACATATCTTTAGCCATTAAAATTAAGTCAATAACAGTGGACTTACCAAATGCACGAGATGCCAAAACAAGAACGTTTGGACAATTCCAAGTTCTTTGAACAATATACGCTTGTGCATCCAATAATGTAATATTAAAAAAATCTTCAATAAACCTAACAGGATTACATTGATAATACTTTTGAATCTTTGCAATATGTACTAAAGATTCTAATTTTCTATCAGACATTGCATAAGTTCCTGGCTTTACGTACACAATAGTGTCGTCATTAAACATAGACATTAATTCGTCATCATTAATTCTTTCAACAATTTTAAATTTTACATCACTCTTCATCTTCAGCACCCTCATCCTCAGCAACAGATGCCTCGCCTAATGGAGAGAATAATTCTTTTAAGTTCTTTAAATCTTTATCATCAAGCATTCCATTTTCTTCTAATGTATCTCTCAGATCAAGATTTTCTCTCAAAAGAATTCTGTTTATTTCTTTGTATACAGAAAGTTCATTCTGCAAATCTACAATGAGTTTTCGTTGGTCTGCAACCATGTCAGACCACTCAGACTCATCAAGTCTAAGCTGCTTCATTATAGAAGCATCACTTAATTCAAGAACCTGCTGCATTCCACGGCATGTTCCGATATCAAATCCATTAACTTCCGCATCACGAAGGTCAATGTCTTTAAGCTTTT